TCTTTACTATAATTCAAAGGCCTACCTTTACTAGATACACCTTGCCATTGATACCTAGCATACTTTTGATTATATGTAACTTTATAAGGTTCAGTCACATAATTATTCATTAACATTTTTGTGTCGGCAGGAATATATTTTTTAAATTGTTTAGCCCATGTTTCTGCTAAATATATGCCCACCTTGTCATTTAGTAATTTAGCGATTATAATATTTGATGGACTTAATTCTATTTTTACTTTCATAATTAAATACCATTAATTCTAAATTGATAACGAGTATCAAATTTATTTTCTACTTCTTCAATATTTCTAATTTCACAAGCATTTGGACTATATTTATTTCTAATAGAAACTATGTTATTAGGAGTTATCTCTTTTTCTTTGATTTCTTCTAAAATAATAATATCTTGGTTTGATAAAGTAAAATAAGCATCCTTATTTTCTAATTCTTTCCATTTATAATAAGGCATATATTTATTAGTAAACGGAATCAAGATTGTAAATTGAGTTCCCATTGAAACAACTTGTCCATTAACATTGGAAATTTTAGTTCTTGAATAAGTACAACTTTTAATAACTGTTTTATACCAAACATCTAAACCAGTTATAGAATCAGTTCTTTTTAATTTATTTAAAATTGTAATATTACCTTGCACGATATAACCACCTACCACGATAGAATAATTCTGGATATTCATATAAATATTCATGTGCAATAGTTGTGAATTTTTCTAAAATAACACTTTCATTTTTCTTTGAAGTGTCATAACCGAAAGATTCAATTCCATTGCTATAGCTAGTTAATTTATCACTTACATTTGTACTATTTTCATCAAATAAAGTATTTATTAATTTAACTTCAAGTCTTTTAATAGATTCAGGTACTGATTCTAACTCATTAACCAATAATTCTAATTTCTTACAGGTTATATAATTTAATTTTGATTCTACTTCATATTGTAAATTGGGGAATGATTGTTGGTCACATTTCCCTCCAAAGTTTTGGTAATCTGAAAAAGAAATATAATTCATTTATCATTCCCTCCTTTACTATTCATCTTTAGTCGGTTCTTTTGGTGGTCTACCTTTTTTTGGTTTTTCCTCAACTTCAATCCCACCCATTTTCTTATACATTTCAATACAATCATGATTATTGGTTACAACTCCTGTACCATTTGGCAATTTAATCTCCATGCTAAATTACCTCCTTCTAGGATTGTTCATTTCCTTCATAATAAATGATTGTTTCAGGTGTCACTGCTTTTGTTCCATAATAGAAGAACATTTCAACAGCTACTGCTTCACTTAAAGGAATTCTTTCAGCTGTGTAAGGAACACTTCTAATAGGTTGTGCAATAGATTCATTCATCATAGCTTCAAATTTAACACCTTCAGGTAATCTATTTGAACTATGACATCTTACACCATGATAATAGAAGAACTCTTCAGTTGTAGTGTCAACATTTGTATTTACAACTTTATCTAAATACATACGCATTTTAGAATAGGTGTCTGGATCAAAAACGATTTGTAGCATTGAACGGTCTAAACCATCAATATAATCATTTTTTAAAGTTTCTAAATGTAAGATAGCTGATTCTACAATTTCTTGGATTTCAGTTACTCCTGTAGCATGTTTAAATTCAGTTCCTTCAGTTTTACCTACTTCAAAGAATTTTGTATCTAATTCAGCAATTAAACGTTGAGCGTGGTTGGCTGAACGTTTAGCAACTAATCCATCAACTCCTAATAATCTAACGTCTTTTTGTTCAATTTCTTCAACAAATTCTCTATCAGTATCAATAGGAATTGTAACTGTTTTACCTTTTACATTATTACCTTTTCCACCTGTACGAGCAGTACCATAATTTTGAGCGGTTGCATTAGCAAAACGTTTTGCTTCTACCGTACCTGCTAAAGGGTCACCTGATAAATCAGTATTTTTTAATTGTACTGAAACTGCACCTTTTTGCACATTTTCAAGAACACCCTCATAAGCTTCTTTTAAAAGCATTTTTCCATCACTAGAACCATCCAATAATACACTTAATGATTCAATTCTATTTTGTGTTTTTACTGCCATATAATTTTTCCTCCTTTAATTTTTTACCAAATTACAGGATTAGGACGTTCTGCATCTTCAGATTCATCTACATCTTCAGGTTCATCAACTTTACCTGATTTCCCTGAAAATTTAATAGTCGGTTTATCTGGTTGTTTCTCCTTTAAGAAAGCTCCTTCGTCCTCTTTCTTATAAGTTTCTACATAATCATCAAAACCAATTAATTCTCCATCTTTCATTTTTAATTCATCTTTCATGATTTCACTTAAAAATGCTTTTTTAGCTGAATTAGAACTAAACTTTAATCCTGCTACTTTTTGATTTACTGCAAATTCATAAGCTTGTTTTTGTAATTTTGTTTCAGAATTTTTCTTATAATCAGCATATTCCTGTGTCAAAGTATCAATCTTTGCATTTGCTTTATCAAGTTCTTCTTGACTTGTTCCTGCATCTTTTAATTGTTTTTGTAACTCTTTTAAATCATCATCACGTTTTGAAATATCAGCTTTATAGTTTTCAATTTCAGTTTCTTTTGATTTTAAATCATTACTAATTTTTTCAACTTCATTAATTGTTTTATAATTTTCATTAAAAGTTGAATTAAAATCTTTTTTCTTGTCTTCAGGAATTTCAATTCCAATTCCTTTCAAAATGTCAAAAATGTTTTTCATAAATTAATGTCTCCTTAAAATATTATTTTAATTGTGTTTTCCACAATCTAGGTTAACTTACATTATTATTATAATAAAATATTATTTTTATTACAAGTACATAACTATATTATTTAATCTTCATCATAACCATATACATATGTCCTATTAAATCTCGGTGTAATACCTGATTTTTTAGCAACATGATAATATAATGACTTCAATTCTCCTAATTTTGTTTCTTGTTTTTTATAATCAAACCCTGCTGAATCTAAAGCTATAATTTCATCTTTTTTATATCTCATTTC